ATCGGCTGGATTAGCGGTTAACGGGAGCCTCGTCAAGGACTATTTAACAGCCGGTCCAAACGAGCTCATCGAGTACCGCAAAGAGGTCAAAAGCGGCGACACGCTGTGGAATATCTGCAGTGAAATCGCCACCGACCGGGAGGACCTGCGTAAGTTAGTCTGGCAGGCCATGCGAGATAACAAAATCGAGGATCCAGGACAATTACAGCCTGGAAGAATCGTAATTATAAGAGTGAGGGAGGCGAGAAAGCAATGAATTTGACAGATGGCGTGACCTATGTGGCCCATCCATACGGCGGACTTGGCAGAAATAAAGAAGAGGTCACCAAAATTATCAAGAAAATCCATGAAAAATATCCATGCATGATACTCCTGAGTCCGCTGTCGATATTTGAATATGAGGAATACAGCAGCAGACCGGACGAATACACAACACACATGGTCGATTGCCTCACATTACTTGACCGGTGCGACCACTTGATACTCACCGGAGATTGGGAGAACAGCCGCGGCTGTTTATGCGAGTGGGGATTCGCGCAATCCAAAAAGGGAATGCGAATTTACACATGGTACAGCGGCGATCTTCATGAAATGTAAAAAGACGACTGGTATCGCAAGTACCAATCGTCCGGCGGAAAAATAGAACACGTTTCCGCCTCCATTATACCACAAGGAGGACCAAATGAATTACGAAAAATTTTATCAACAAGTGATTAGAACGCTTTTAAGCAGTAAAAGCGATTCTGTTCTTAAGCAATATCCAAACTATGAAAATAGCAAGGACCTGATTTCTTTTGACGGGGCCAGTATATTCTTAATCCCCAAAAACAAGAATATACTGGCCCCCGATGTCGGGGAGAGATTATCGGAAACTATGGTAGAAACGCTTGTCCCTAAGGATGATGCAGACCTGACAGAGTTACAACTGACAGACACTATCATCGGTATAAAACCGCAATGTCGGATGCTGAAAAAGCCTAACGGAACAGAATATAAATACCCTATGGATGATAACTACTTAGGATATTTCGATGAAGACGTAAAAGTTATGGCGAATCTCGAAAAAAAAATATCTCCGTTTTATTTATTTGAAAACGGAGAACTGGTATGCATCCTCGCACCGATGCGTTTAGGTTGAGGTGAGAAATATGGCATACAAAATCATACTCACAGCAAAGCAGGGCGAGGACAGAACCAAATGGCTATCGGTAAGAAATAAAGGAATCGGCGGATCCGACGCCGGAACGATCCTCGGACTAAATCAATATAAAAAACCATATGAATTATGGCTCGAGAAAACGGGAGCAAAGGAACCGGAAGATATCAGCGACAAGGATGCGGTGAAAGCCGGGGTTTACTTAGAACCGGTTATCGCACAATGGTTCACGGATGAAACCGGAAAGAAAGTCCAAAGGAAAGGGACCATGCAAAGCGTGGAGAATCCCTTCATGCTTGCCAACATCGACCGCTGGGTAGTCGGCGAAAATGCAGGACTCGAAATCAAAACGGCGGGATTTTTTGCAGGAAAAAACTGGGACGATGACGAGGTCCCGGACAGCTACTATTGCCAATGCCTGCATTACATGGCAGTCAGCGGTGCGGAACGATGGTACATCGCCGCTCTTATCGGCGGACAGCGGTTTATCTGGAAAACCATAGAGCGCAACGAAGAGGACATCAAGGCGCTCATTGAAAAAGAAAAAGAATTCTGGCACTTGGTGGAAACCGGGGCGGCGCCGGATATCGACGCGAGCAAGAGCTGCGCAGACGCGCTGCAATTCAAGTATAAAGATGCGGTCAGAGATTCGGAAACGGAGCTTCCGAAAGAGGCAGGCGACCTTTTCCAAGAATATGACGACATAACCGGGCGGCTGGACGAGCTCAAGGAAAAAGAATCCCTCATCAAAAATAAAATGATGGATTTACTCCAAACGAACGAGGTCGGTATTTGGTACAATCCTGCGGGCGGAAAGAGAAAAGCTACCTGGAAAGCACCAAAGGCGAGCGAATCGGTCAAGCTGTCGGACATAAAGAAGAAAGACATGAATGAGTACGGCAGGCTCAAGGCGAAGGGATTTATAACTATCCGGGAAGCCACGCGACGGCTGAGGATTTACTGATATGGATAAAGAAGAATTGAGGTCCCTAAGAATCGGGACGAAGGTCAAATGTCAAATGGGATTGAAAGCACCGCCGGTTATCGGCGAGGTGGCAGACATCATAAACGAGTCGGTCCTTGTTAAATACGGACACACATCCGCAGGCAGACCGAACCTGCGGTGGGTACATTACATGAGTTTGAAAGTTATGGAGGCATAAAAATGAACATCAAGGGTGGATTAAAAAATGCAATAGTAGAAAAGAATAAAGAAGTATCAGCAAAACAGGAAATGAATAACCTATTGAAAAGAATGCACACACAAATCGAGAAGGCACTCCCATCAGTCATAACACCGGAGCGGTTCACACGAATAGCTCTGACTGCCTACAACGACAATGACGCTCTCCAAAAATGCGATGCAGAATCTTTTCTCGGAGCTATGATGCAGGCCGCGCAGCTCGGCGTAGAACCGAATACTCCACTGGGGCAGGCATATCTGATTCCTTATGGAAACAAGGTGCAATTCCAGCTCGGATACCGTGGCATGATTGACCTTGCATACCGGTCCGGTGAGGTACAAAACATTCAGGCGCACGAGGTTTATGAGAACGACACCTTCGAATACGAGCTGGGTCTCAATCCGAAGCTCCGGCACGTACCGGCACTGAAAGACAGAGGCAACGTTATTCTGTACTATGCGGTTTTCAAACTGACGAACGGAGGCGTAGGGTTTGAAGTCATGAGCAAAGAAGATGTGGAGACGTTTGCTAAGAAGAAATCTAAAACTTACAGGAACGGTCCCTGGCAAAGCGACTTCGATGCGATGGCCAAGAAAACATTAGTGAAGCGGCTCCTGAAATTTGCACCATTAAAATCGGATTTTGTCCGGGCGGTAACAGCCGACGAAACAATCAAGTCGGTGATATCGGAAAATATGGCCGACCTTCCGGACGAGACGGTGACCATCGATGCGGAAACGACCATGCCGACAGAGAACGCAGACTATGAAGAAATCCCGATGCCCGGAGATTTGTATACAGATCCGGAAACCGGGGAAGTAAAGAAAGCATAAGGTGGCAGGAATGGTGCATGAAATACTCAAATCCATGCACGCCGTCGGCAAAGGAAACGCGGTGAGCCGTAAAACGCTCGCCGCACTTACCGGCCTTTCCGACCGCAGCATGAGAAGTGAAATAGAAAAAGAAAGAAGAAGCGGCATCCTGATTTGTTCTCATATGGAAACAGGCGGTGGATATTACCTTCCTTCCGACGAAATGGAAATCAGGGAATATTACAACGCGCAAACAAGCCGGATATCCTCATTAATTCTCGCAAGAGAACCGTTCCGACGGGCGCTCAGTGGTGACGTCTATGGAGGATAAAGGATTTATATGCTTATGGCGAAAAACCAAAGATGATCCAATATGGTTCAATAGCACACCAGAACAAAAAGTTATATTCATCACGCTGCTCTTTATGGCCCGGTGGAAAGAACAGAAATACGACATTTATGGCGACACGATAACTTTGAATCCCGGTCAATTTATAACCTCATATTCTGAAATAAAAAAATTGACCGGCAAAGGAGTGTCAATGCAGAACGTGAGAACAGGAATCGACCGGTTCGAGAAACTCGGATTTCTAACACGGGAAGTAACAAGGCGAGGAAGCCTTGTTACCATAGTTAACTGGCGGAAATACCAGGATATAAACTATGAAACTAACATGGCAAATAACAATGAACTAACAAGCCATCAACAAGGCACTAACAAGGCACTAACATTGAACTCACATGCCCATAAAAGAACCAAGATACCAAGTAACCAGGTTACCAAGAAACCAGGTAACCAAAATACATCCCACCTAATCCTCCAAAATGGGAAGGAGGGAGAGAGCAAAAAGAATCTGTCTCCGGAATGGAGTGAGCTTGTAGCCTCGTTCGCAGAAAAGAATGAGGAGTTGGCGGAAGCACTCCGGGAGTGGATAGCCATGAGAAACGAAATGGCAAAGAAGCGAAAGGAAGTATTTGGAATCCGGGCAGCCAAGATGGCGCTCAAAAGCCTGCATAAACTATCGGGCGGAAGCGAGCTCAAGGCACTGGAAATCGTAAATCAAGGCATCGAGCATTCCTGGAAGGGCTTCTATCCACTGCGCGACAGCAAGCGGGACAGACAAAATGAAACGGTCGAGGAATCACTGGAGCGGTCGATGCGGGTACTGGAAAAAGAAGTGGGGGTGATGCCATTTTGATGGACGACAAGCTGATAGAAAAATCACTGGCGATTATGCAGACGATATATCCGACTTTCTCGGATAAGCAGATGGCGGTTTACTGCAAGCTTTTAGGGGACTTTCCCGGCGTAGTAGTATCCAAGGCCATCGGAGAACTTATCAGGACAAGCGAGTCAAGCTACGCACCGCCGGTGGGCAAAATATGCGGTCTATGCGAGAAAATCATCAATCAATCGCAAGGCAAAACAGAACTGACCGGAGCGGACGCATGGGGCGAGGTAAGATACGTCATTACAAAAATCGGGCCATACGAGGCGAAAAACTACCGGTGGAAAGACCGAATCGCGGAAGAGGTGGCAAGAGCTATCGGGCTCGACACGCTATTTTCCATGACCGCCGGAACGGAAGAAGATGTGATCCGCGGGCAGTTTCTGAAAATGTACGAAGGGAAAGCAAGCTCCGCCGGAAACCGAAACCGGATAAAGGTCCTATTGGCCGACGGAAGAGTCAACGAAATTACACAAAAAATCAGCGATAAATTACAAATAGAAGGAGTCAAATGATGAATAGAGTGCAGATTATGGGAAATCTCGGAAAGGATCCTGAAATCAAGGTAACAAACGGCGGAAAGACGGTGGCAAGGCTATCGGTTGCAGTAAACCGCAAGTATACCGATTCGCAGGGAGAAGAGAAACAATACACCGAATGGGTGAACGTGGTCGCATGGGGCAAGCTCGCGGAGGCAGCCGGAAACGAATTACAAAAGGGCGACTATGTGTATGCAGAGGGCAGATATTCCACACGGAGCTACGAGAAAAATGACGAAACGCGATACTTCACGGAGGTCGTCGCAAGCGTCATCGCGAGGCCGATAGGGAGCGGAGGCAAAGGAAAAGAAAAACCGGTCACCAAATTTACAGACTTCGGACAGATGGAATACGAGCCGGGAGAAGCACCAAAGAAAGAATATGACCAAGACGACATACCGTTTTAATCGAGGGAGGCGGACATGGGAAAACTGAAGCTTGTATACAGGGGCCGACTCCCGGCAATGAATGAAATCATAGGAGCAAACCGCAGGAATTTCTACATGGGTAACAAACTGAAGCAGAAAACGCAGCAGGATATCATGGCACAGCTTTTGCCGCAGAAGCGAGGCACGGAATTTCAAGAAAAGGTCAATATGCGGATATGGTTTTACGAGCCGAACCAAAGGCGGGACGAGGACAACGTGAAGTCGGGATTGAAATTTCTATTAGACGCGCTGCAGGCGATAAAAATCATAAAAAACGACAGTCCGAAATATTTACATATCGCAAACGACGAAGTATTCGTTGACCGGGAAAATCCGAGAATTGAAATAGAACTGGAGGAAGCATGACAGCAGATATGATAAACAGGCCGCCGCACTACAATAAAGGACTCGTCGAATGCATCGACTGCATAGCGGCGGCGACGGAGAATCTCACGGGCATTGAAGCGGTATGCACGGCCAACGCAATCAAGTATTTGTACCGATGGAAAGAAAAAGGCGGAACACAAGACCTCCAAAAAGCTCAATGGTACATTAACCACCTAATCGAAAAAGAGGAGGCGGAATGATGGCCGAAGGGATGAAAAGAAGCGTCTACTTTCACGGGGATCCGACGTTTGACAGCGTGGTGGCTATTTTCAAGGAGGAAGCACGGGAAGCCAGACGGAAGAACCAAGCCATGAAATCATACCGGGTGTTTGCAGCAATGCTCGCCATGCTGCGAGTGTCGGGATACCGGCTATCTGGAACGGTCACAATCGTGGACAAAAAGACAGGGGACGTTTATGTACACGGAAGGAACAAGATATGAATGAGATATTATTATCCGATTTTCTGAAATTGGTAAACGGAACGGTCATTCGATTAATAGACGAAAGTGAAGGGAAACACCACGTGGTGCTGCAAAAGGAATACACCGTCAGGTCAACGATACCGAGAAAATATACAGACAGAATCGTCACTGCCGTCGCAACGAAGTGGGAACGCTCAAGTGAATATTACGGATACCTGGGTGATCCTATGCATATCGACACAGTACTCGAGATTTACATTTAGGAGGTGCGTATGATGTTCATTTTAGGGATGATAACGGGGGGCAGTATGGGATTGTTGATTGCTTCATTATGTGTCGCAGCAGGCAGGAGAAAGAATGACGATTAAAGAATTTCTGAATGACGTGCGACGGCAGCACTCCCGAGTGGAGGCTTGCAAGGAGCGGCTGGCGGAAATTGAAATGGAGGTGATTTCTCTCAAGTCACCGCAAATCGGAGACAAAATCCAATCCAATAGCACGAAATCACTCGACGAGGTGGTGTCCCGGTTGGAAGCCAAAAGAGCGGAATTGATGCGGGAGTTTGTAAAACTCATGGCACTTCAGGAAAAGGCGGAAGTTCTAATTAACACCGAGAAGGACCACGACCGATGGACGGTATTATACCGGAGGTACATTTTAAATCAACGATGGGAAAAAATATCAGTGCAAATGCACCTGAATCTTCGGTGGATTTACCGTTTACATGGGAGCGCTCTGCACGATTTAGAAAATACGCCACTAAAAGCCACTATGGAAATGTGATATAGTGTATGTGTGAAAGTTACGAATCAGGGAATCAAAGGCACTCGGTGGAGTGCTTTTTTTGTTACCAGGAAAGGATTATGAAATGTCCGAGTATAAAACGACGGCAGAACCGAGACAAACTGCTCCGGATGGCGCATTGGTGTTCTGCAGGTTTGACGACATAGTAAGTGTATCAAGCCTAAAACCGAATCCGGAAAATCCCAACATGCATGGCGCAGAGCAGTTGGAGCTCCTCGGTAAGATTATCAAGAAAACCGGATGGAGAGCGCCGATTACGGTAAGCAAGAGAAGCGGTCTTATTACAAAGGGTCACGGAAGACGGTTGGCGGCTATCAAAGCGGGACTCGAATATGCTCCGGTAGAATATCAAGACTATGCAAGTGAGGAAGAGGAGCATGCGGACCTGATTGCCGATAACCGGATTGCGGAATTGGCAGAAATGGACGATGAAAAACTATCCGACCTGCTCCGGGAGTTGGACAGTATAGACGATTTCGATATGGACCTGACCGGGTTTGATGAAGAGTCTCTGCTTGACATGATAGGGGAGCAGGTGACCTCTGATGATATAGAAGAGGACGAAGTTCCCGAGCCTGAAACCAATGTATTCTCAAGAACCGGGGATTTATGGATACTCGGCAAGCACAGACTCCTTTGCGGAGATAGCACGAAAGAGGAAGAAGTAAACAGACTCATGGGGGGGCAACAGGCAGATTTATATGTTACAGATCCTCCGTATAATGTGAGCTATACCGGTAAAACAAAAGATGCCCTGACAATAGAAAATGACGAAATGGCTGACGGAGATTTCCGTCAGTTTTTAAATGATTCGTTCGCAGCCGCTGACGCGAATATGAAACCGGGGGCTGCTTTCTACATTTGGCATTCCGACAGCGAGAGATACAATTTCCAAGGGGCCGGAAAAGATGTCGGCTGGGATGTTCGGCAGTGCTTGATTTGGAATAAAAACACAATGGTTCTCGGACGGCAGGATTATCAATGGAAACACGAACCATGCTTGTATGGATGGAAGCCGGGGGCATCTCATAATTGGTATTCGGACAGAAAGCAAATAACGGTTATTGATATGGATAAACCGCAGAGAAACGGCGAACATCCGACAATGAAACCGGTAAAACTATTTGCTTATCTGATACAGAATAGCAGCAAGGGAGGAGACATTGTTCTCGACAGCTTTGGTGGTAGTGGAACGACAATCATGGCTTGCGAAAAAATGGAGAGAGAAGCAAGACTTATGGAACTGGATCCGAGATATGTTGATGTAATAGTCCGGAGGTACATAAGAGAGACCGGAGACGAAAATGTAAAGGTGGAAAGAAACGGAGAGTTGATAGAACTTTCCCGGGTCTTGGAAGAAGCGGGGACCACCTTGTAAAAAGGGGGTGACCTGATTGGCAAGACAGAGAGAAACAGAAGGAAAGTGGTACAGACAAAAGGGCGAATCTGAGCAGGCCTATGAAGCTTTCAAGATGTACTACAAAATGGGAACAAAAAGGTCTTGCATGAAAGTTGCTAAAGAGTTGGGCAGATCCGGCACTCTTATCACCGGGTGGTGCAGCCGGTGGGACTGGGTGGAACGAAGCCGTGCCTATGACAATGCACTGGAAAAAGAAGCTTTCAAAAGTGCCTGCGATGCCATCAAAAAAATGAATCAGCAGCAGGCACAAATTGGACTGCTTGTACAGAAAAAAGCTATCGAAGCATTAAAAGAGCTGAAAACAAAAGAGTTATATCCAAAACTTCTGTTGCAGTATTTGGTAGAAGGGGCAGGATTGGAGCGAAAGGCAAGAGTATCCGATGTGGAATCTTACCGTGAAAAGGTAGATGTTTCTGTGGATGGTGAATATGCCGATGACGGATTAACAGAAGCGCTAAATAACTCTGCCAAAAAAGTGTGGGAGGAAGAATGAAGACGGTAATAGAGCCGGTTATCAGGTTTAAAGAATTTTCCAAACGCCAGATGCAGGCCTTTACCTGGTGGTGCAAGGATTCTCCTTACTCCGGCTATAATGGCATCATTGCTGATGGAAGTATCCGAGCCGGAAAGACGGTATCAATGGCAATAAGTTTTATACTATGGGCGATGGCGAGCTATGACAGGCAGAACTTTGCTATGTGCGGTAAAACGGTCGGCTCGTTCCGCCGGAATGTATGGAACTGGCTGCGACCGGTTCTACATGCCCGCGGGTATGAAATACAGGAATTCAGAACGAGCAATACAATCATTGTCAATAACGGAAGAGTTACCAATTACTTTTATATATTCGGAGGACGGGACGAATCCTCGCAAGATTTGATTCAAGGTATGACACTTGCGGGTCTATATTGCGACGAAGTAGCTCTTATGCCTGAATCCTTTGTCAATCAGGCAACAGGCCGCTGCTCCGTCAAAGGAGCAAAGATGTGGTTCAACTGCAATCCTGAAAGTCCGATGCACTGGTTCTTAAAAAACTGGATAGAGAAAAAAGACGAAAAGAAATTGCTCCATCTGCATTTTGTAATGGACGACAATCCGAGTTTATCTGATATAGTACGTGAGCGCTATAAAACCACTTACACCGGTGTGTTTTATCAGCGTTTTATTTTGGGTTTGTGGGTCATGGCACAAGGAGCCATTTACAAAGACGCGTGGAGCGACGAGCTTTATTTTGATAAAGAACAGTTGGATCTCATATATAAGAATCCTCGACTTTACAGGCGATATATCTCAATCGACTACGGAACTGTCAATCCGATGGCGTTCCTTGATATATGGGACGATGGAGATACGGTATGGGTCTGCCGGGAATATTACTGGAACAGCCGTGCTGAAGGTGGGAAAGAAAAAGATAACAGTCAGTATGGTGACGATTTAATGGAGTTCATTAAATTCTCCGACTATGCACCGACGGCGGTGATTGTAGATCCATCGGCCGCCAGCTTTAAGATTGAAATGAGAAACCGGGGGCTCAGAGCGAAAGAAACCGTGGATACCATAAATGCGGATAACAGTGTTATCGAGGGCATCAGAAACGTAAACAGGCTATTAACAAGACGAAAAATACGGATATATAAAGAGGCCTGTCCGAATCTCATCAAAGAAATGCAATCCTACGCTTGGGACGAAAAGGCCATTCAAAATGGTGGAAAAGAAAGACCGATAAAAGTCAATGACCATGCCTGTGATGCCCTGAGGTATTATTGCCAAACCATAATCAGACCAAGGAGGCTTGCGAATGCGTAATAAAAGAAAAACAACATATAGAGGGCGGCCAAAGAGAATGCCTGCAAGAGATGCGTTCTCTAATCCTATGGCACGTCTCGGTGCAGGTACTCCCAATCTTTTGGACAGCACCTATTATCCGATGCAGCGACTGACGAGGAATTACCAATTGCTGAACAGCCTGTACCGGGAACATTGGATTATGCGAAGGATTATAGATGTGATCCCATCGGATATGCTCAAAAATTGGATTACCATTACCACAGAGGTCGATCCGGAACTCCTGAAACGTGTCGATTTGGAACTCCGACGGACACAGCTGATAGAAAAAATAAAACACGGCCTGAAATGGGGCCGTCTTTATGGCGGGGCCATTGGTATCATGGTAATTAAAGGGCAGGGGAATAATCTCTCGGAGCCGCTTGATACAGAAAGAATGGTGCCGGGGGATTTCTGCGGACTTTTAATTTTTGACAGGTGGAACGGTGTCGAGCCGTCCATGACATTGGTGGAGGATATAACCGATTCGGAGTATGGCATGCCTGCTTATTACACCGTCACTGATACGGTGAGCGGGAAAAGTGTCAGCGTTCACTACTCGAGAGTGGTGCGGTTTACCGGGGACGAGCTTCCGTTTTGGGAAAGCCAATCGGAACAGCTATGGGGCGCTTCGGTTATTGAATCAGTATTCGAGGAATTAAAGAAAAGAGACAATGTCTCGTGGAATATCGCACAGCTCACATTTATGGCATCGCTCCGTGTCCTCAAAATGAACGACCTCGGACAAATGCTCGCAGCATCAGATGAGGCATCACAAAAAGAACTATACAATACCATTCAGGCGCAAAACTGGCTCATGTCCAATATGGGACTGCAGGTTATCGATGCAGCGGACGGAATAGAGAGCCACCAATATACATTCGGTGGACTTTCCGAAGTATATCAGCAGTTCATGATGGATATATCGGGAGCCGCACAAATCCCGGCAACGAAGCTGTTCGGACGGTCGCCGTCAGGAATGAATGCAACGGGAGAAAGCGACCTGCAGAATTATTACGAAATGATAGGGCAGGAACAGGAATCCAAACTGCGGCCGATATTAAATAAAATCTTGCCGGTTCTTTGTATGTCTGTGTTCGGAGCGGTCCCGGATGACTTGGATTTTGATTTCGATCCTGTATCTGAACCGAGCGATCAGGAACGAAGCGACCTTGCGAAATCGGGAACAGAAAATGTTGTGGCCGCTTTGAATGCCGGACTTGTATCCAAACGGACAGCGCTGAAAGAACTGAAACAGCAAAGTGAAAGAACGGGCGTGTGGACAAATATAACAGACCAAGACATCATGAATGCCTCCGATGAAATAGAAGAAGAAGGAGAAATGGGTGGAATGCCCGGAATCCCTGATTTTCAAAATTCTGTAAACGATGATGGATATACCAAAGATCCAAATCCCGATAACTGGAAAACTATTAAGGGTGCGAAAGTTCACTTAGATGAAACCGGCAGTATAGACGGTGGTGCAGGTGGTAAATTCAACGGGCGGAAGTTCGGACAAAAGGTAGTGACAAACTCAGGGGAAACGATAAAAAAACAGGAGACGGAGAACCTGACGGGTGCTGCAATAAATGAAAAGGAAATAGCAAAAGAAAAATCGGAATCCGCTGAGAGTAAAAATATAAAACCAATGGCAAAGCACAGCAGACTTGTTTTTAATATAGACAATCCATACGAGAGAATGGATTGCATTAACGAAACTGTCAAACGAATGTGTATGGGCAGGAATTATGATTCGGGTTTAAAAAAAGAAGTTAGTGAACAACTAAAGTTCATTGATGATTATTCATTCAATAAATATGAGGAAATCAGATCGGACAAAACGGAATATGCTCAAGAGGCTAATAGAAAAATAGATAAATTTATCGAAAACTCTCCGACTTTTGAAGGGACAATATACCGGGGGATGTCAGTAACAAAAGATGAGCTTGATATGTATATGCAATATGCAAGTTCTGGTACGGTATTTGACCAACGAGGGGTTTCCAGTTGGTCGAGCGAAAGAAAAGTGGCCAAATCTTTTATTCAAACGTCATATCCCCGTAAATTTGGTGTGATTTTTATAAAAGAAGGTACTGGATTCAAGAATTCTACATCAATTAGACATATGGCTGTACATCACAAAGAAAATGAAGTGTTAGTTCATAGAAAAACAAAGATGAAAATAACTAAGTTCCGCAAAAGTTCAGGTACATATTGTTTTGTTGTAGAGGAGGTAGACGGTAATGAATGACCAGAAAAAAAACATGACAATGGCGGATAAATGGGAGATTGATTCTAAAAACTTAAAAATGTATGCATACAACAAAAAAGGGGAACTCGTTCCGGCCAAGGAATTATTTCCGAATGATAACACAGAGGATATTTCAAAATATAAAGATGATGTCACGTATACATTTTAAGAAGTGCAATCTTATCCAAGCTCGCAAAAGCGGTCTTTTTTATTGCGAATAATAACTTGCCATTCATTGAATTCAGAGCTATGTTGTTGATGATAAAACGAGTAACACTTAGAAAAGGAGAGAAAAATGAATAAAACGGAAGAAAACCTGAGGAGAATACGGGCCCACGATGCCGAACAATGGAGAACGATAAAAGGTTCACATGTTCTTATTGGCGAAGACGGCACAGTCAAAGCCGGCGCAGGTGGAAAGTTTAATGGGCAAAAGTTCGGAACAAAAGGGACGGGAACAAGCAAAACTCAGGCAATGAAAAACTTGGCGAGTGCTGCAAATCCGGGAGGATCAGGATTTAACTATAAATCCCATCCACAGTATAAACAGGGTCTGGAGCATGCGACAAAATTCTGGGAACAAAGTCCGGGAACCGAAGCGGATCGATTTACATCGGCGATAGCAGAAGCAGATGAAATGCTCGAAAAGTGGAACAGGCTTTTGAAGAAAAATCCAGATGGCCCGGATAGTGAAATCTCCAAACGAAGTATAGCTTGGTATAACGGAACACGTGAAGCTCATGTTAAAGCACTTCAGAAATTTAAAGCAAAGTTGAAGTCAGATAAAGTGCCGGTGAAATATGACTCTAATGGAAAGGCCGTTATAACTCCCGGGATAAAAAAAGAAGTTAATGAAGAATTCGAACGCAATAAAAAGAGGTTTCCGAATCAGGACGAAGCGGTTAAACAAACACTGAAGAAATACTTTGATAAAGCTCAGGCATATTTGGATAAGGACATGCATGACGAATATGCTTATGAAAATGCAAAGGCAAGGTGTTTGATGAAAAAGATTTATGGTAAAGAGTATGCAACGCAAGATACCTAAGCATAATAAAAAGTAGAGGAATTAAATGAATAAAAGAAACTTCAAACCGAGGCGTGCCATCGAGAAAAGGTATGCTAAGGCAATAGAAGCCATTATGATAGGACTCCGGCGGAGGTTAGCCAATGCCAAGAGTCCTTTTATGATGCTTTCTATTCTTCGAGGTGTTGCCAGGTCTCCCACTTTCGATAGGGAGGCAAGAAGAGCGGCTAAGATTATGGTCACGCAGATTGCAAGTGATGGACACAAAACGTGGCGTGAGGCGGCAAGGTACGGTTCGAAAGGAAAATTGCTATATAAGCTTCTGAAAAAAGAACTGGAAGAAACTCCAGTCTACCGGGAGATTATCGATAGCAATTCCAAGCTTATAAGGTCTATGGCGGAACAGACTGCCGAAAAAGTATCGAGATTGATTGCCGAAAAGCAGGCGGACGGAGTGCGGTCGGATGCCATGATAGATGATATTTTGTCCGAATGGCCAAGCCTGACAAAAGCTCACGCAAAGCTCATCGCAAGAACGGAAACGTCAAAGGCATCGACAACTCTGACAAGGGTGCGTGCTGAAGGGGCAGGCATTGACTGGTATGTATGGAAAACGTCGGAAGACGTCCGTGTCCGGTCGTCTCATGCTCACATGAACGGAGTTCTCATCAATTGGAAAGATCCTCCTTCACCGGAAGCGTTGATACGGATGAAGAACTACGGACATTATCATGCAGGCGAGTTTCCTAACTGCAGGTGCTATCCAGCGCCGCTTGTCGATTACAGCGATGTGTCGTGGCCGCATAAGGTGTATAGAAATGGGAAGATACAATTCATGACACTTGCGAATTTCAAAAAACTCAATGAAGGAGGATAAATGAGAGCATTTTATGGGAGCAGGATTTCCGGGCATATGATAGAGACTCCTGAGGGATATTTAATTTGCAAGGAAGTGCCTATTGCACGCACGGGGAATCAAGACTACCGGGGGAGCGAGTTCGGTGGAGAGGATCCTGAAAAAATTTACAAAGTCAAACGCCTTGAAGAAGAGGTATTCAGCAAGGCGGCACTCGCCAGTTTTGAAGGTAAACCTGTGGTAGATGAACATCCAAACGAGGATGTGACCGCAGAAAATATAAAACGGTACATAAAAGGAACCTGCCGGGATATCCATCAAGGGACCGGTATTCTTTCCGACTGTATCGTTGCGGATTTAATCATCTACGATAGGGACCTTATACAAAAAATTAAGGATGGAAAGCGGGATATCTCCTGCGGATATGACTGCTTATGGGATCCGGTTGACGAGGACACGTATATACAACGTGAAATCAGAGGAAACCATGTGGCAGTTGTTGACAAAGGAAGAGCCGGAAAAAAAGTATCCATCCGGGATTCCCAAGAAGGAGGGAAAAGAATGAAAAACAGAAGTTTATGGGGCCGCATGCTCTCCGCTTTTGCCAAAGACGGGGACACGACTCCGGAGGATTTGGAACAGGCTGCGAAGCTGAATCCGAAAGCGGAAGATGAAGATGAAGTGCAGGTTCCGAAAAAAGAAGAAGAAAAGAAAGACAAAGAATCGGCACTTGAGGAAAGACTCAAGAGAATCGAAGATGCTCTCGAGGCGATTCCCGGGAAGTTTCCCACTCCGGAAAAGACGGAAGATGAAGAATCGGATGAGGAAGATACTCCAAATGAGGAAAAAGAAGAGGATGCACTTGATTCTCTTGCAAATGAACTCGAATCCGATGAAGATGCGCAGGATGAGGATGCGGTTACTGTAGATCCGGAAGAAATCAACAGAGCCAATGAAGAGGAAAACAAGGCAGAAGATGATGATGAAGATTTGATACCGAGCGACGAAAGCGAAGATGTCAAGGCGGCCAAAGATGCGGCTCTCGATGCGATTCGTGCATTGCGACCGGTGGTGGCAGCACTTCCGACAAGGCGACAGAGAAAGAAAGCAGCAGACAGCCTTGCCGCTTTGATTCGTGGAAACCTGCCGGATAATGGATACGGAGTCCTCATGCAAGCAAGAAACAACGGTCATGCCAATGCCAAAGACCAAGCAATGGACGATCGCGAATTAGGAAAAATGATTAGGGATAAATACAATCCCCATTACAGAAAGAATTAATAGGAGGTCAAAACAATGAGCGGTAAAGCAATTGGAATTTCGATGAATTATGGTTTCCCGGGGACCTACGCAAGAACTCCGGACGATATTGTCACATCTCGTCAGTTAAAAGAGGGGTCTGCGGCTGTTCCTTACGGATGCGCTCTCATGACGAACGATGACAACACATACTCTGCTGTCGATGCCAACTTCACAGCTGAAAAATTCGGAGGCATTGCGCTCCGGACAGTAAAACAGGCTGTTGCTTATGACGATCAGAATGAAACAGCTTATCATGCCCTTGATTTGGTATCTGCAATTAACCGCGGCGGCGTTGTGGTTAAGTGCAACAACGGCACACCGAAAGCAGGAAGTCCTGTATATGTAAGAATTAAAGAAAATGCTTCCATTCAGGGAGGAGTTGTTGGCGGATTTGAAGCGGCAGAAGATGGCGCAAATACAATCAAGCTGACAAATGTGCAGTGGACAAATGGTTATATTGATGCAAACGGCGTGGCAGAAGTAACGATTCTGACTCGTCTGAATGCATAATTAGGAGGTAGAAATAATGGGAAACAATGCATCTTTTTTCACACCGAATGCAGGCATGATGAATGCAGCAACACAAGCCATGAGAGCAGGCGGGAAGCAGGCGTTCTACGGTTCTGCTTACGATGCACAGATGGCATCCGGTATGGCTTATTTAGTGGGAGAACTTGAAAAAGTAGATCCTAAAATCAGAGAACCGTTAAGCTCCGTAACCTGGCAGCGTGATATTGTAGCCAAAACCGGGGGCGGATGGGTAGAATTCACTTCCACCTTTGATGTGGACTATGGAACGACCGGGGCCAATGCTAACTCTATCGTTGGCAGCGGATCCACCACGATTCCTACCATGCAGGTTAATACCGGTAAAAATCTGTTCAAGGTATTTACATGGATGCACGCCATGCAGGTCCCCTTTGTTGACCAGGCAAAACTTAAACAAATCGGACGTAACCTCGAAGATATGCTCGATAAAGGAATCCGCCTGAACTACAACAAGACCATTGACCAGAACGTATATCTCGGCTTTGAACAGCTCGGGACATCCGGGATTATCAATGACAAAAAGGTGACTGTGGCAACAGTAGAAAACGGCGCCGCAGGAAAGGCAGAATGGAAATCCAAAACTCCGGACGAAATTCTTCAGGATATTAACCAAGCACTCGTTGAGGCATGGACGGCTTCCGAATATGACCTTGGCGGTATGCCGAACCATATTCTGATTCCGCCGGAAAACTATGCATATATTGTTAAACAGAAAGTATCGGAAGCAGGAAACATCTCCGTTCTTGAATACTTGCTGCAGAATAATATTGCAAAGAATCAGGGCGTGGACATTGATATTGAACCTTGCCGTTGGTGCATCAAAGCTGGCGCAGGGAAAACGAACAGAATGGTCGTATATGTCAACGATGAGGACAAGGTCAACTTTGACATTACCGTTCCGATTACTCGTGCTATGACACAGCCGTCTGTAGAACGAGCAGCTTACCTGACACTCTTTGCAGCACAAATCGGTCAGGTTAAATTCAATTACTATCAGCCTGTAAAATACTACGACGGCATTTAAGGAGGAAAACAATGGTTATTCTTACAAAAAAGAAGTTCAATTTTAAACTGGACGGAGAAGAATACACCACGAAAGGGGGCATGGAGCTTGAAACAGCTCCTGCCTGGATTTCCAAAACGTGGCTGTATGAACTGGCTGTTGCAGACGGAGATATTATTATTGCCGAAGATACAAGCGAAAAGGCAGAAGCTGTGGCAATAGCAAAGGCAACGAAAAAGCCTAAATCGAAAGCAGAACCGGAAGTAACAACACCGGGAAAGTAATTACAAGGGGGCAGACATGATACATGGCATTATTGGAGCA